CTTCTATTGATGTTGATGCTGACGGAACGGTTCTTATAGCACCTTATGGAAGCACTGAGAATGTCGGTATCGGAACCACAAATCCAACTGCGAAGTTGGATGTCAATGGAACACTGAATGTAACTGGTGTTTCTACATTCCACGGAACAGTAGAACTCTATTACGACAACTCCAAGAAATTTGAGACCACTGGTTATGGTGTAACCGTTTCTGGTGGCGTCTATGTCTCTGGTATTTCTACATTCCAAGGTGGTATTCATGATGGAACATCTCTTGGAACTTCTGGTCAGGTATTAAGTTCTACAGGAACTGGTCTTTCTTGGATTGATGCTGCTGCTGGTGGTGGTGGTGGAGGTTCAGGAACATTTGATACTGGAATCACAACATCCATTTATGTTTCAGTAACTTCTGGTGTCGGAGCAAACACTGCAGAAACAAATGATATTTTTGTCGGTCCCAGTATTGCATATACATTCCCATCAACTTCTGGTAAGAAATATGTGATTGAGTCTATTCACATTACAAATACTTTTGCAAATGAACTTTATTTTGTCGGTAGACATGATTTTAATGGTGGTTCTAATGTTCCTTTGGCACAAAGAGTCATTGTTCCTTATCAGGGTGCAACCGAATTCTTGGATCAACCAATCATCGCAAATCCTTCTGATATTTTAAGGTTCCAAGCACTCACAGGAACAGGTTCCACTGCAACTGGTATTGATGGTGGATTGGATGCGTTCATTACATATTCCACAAAGGATGATACTGATTACATTGGAACTGGTAAGACTGTAACCACAGCAGCAGGAACAGAAATATTCCAGGCAACATCAAATCCTGCAATGCTTCAGTCGATCAAACTTTGCAACTATAATTTGAACTCTGATATTGATGCCTCTATTTCTATTTACAATGGTGGATTATCATCGGGAGTTCGTCAAGGATACTTAGTTTATAATCTCACAATACCAAAGAACAGTGTTATTGAGATTCTGGAGAAACCAAAATACCTTGCAACCAATGCGGCAATTGTTGCTGGAGCATCAGCAGCAAATGTTCTGGGGGTCACTCTCTCGGGTAAATATATAACATAGTAGAATTGATATTTTTATGTCTCTGTTGATTGCACTGCCATGTTATGGTGGTTTGGTGAGTGATAAAACTGCCAAAGGATTGTTTCATCTTGGAAAAGAATTAAGAACCGCAGGAGTCGATCATGGTCTCTTGATGATGGCAAATGAGAGTTTAATTACTCAGGGTCGTTCCAAGATGGTGAACTTCTTTATGAATAATACTGAGTATGAGAGAATTCTTTTTATTGATGCGGATGTGGGATTTCTTCCAGAACATGTCTTTGGATTATTAAAGCACGATAAGGATATGGTTTGTGGTGCCTATCCAATGAAGACAATTCCATTGAGATATAATTATAATATCACACAACCGCCAGTAGAAGAAGGTGAACTGGTGAAGATTGATAATGTTGGATTTGGTTTTGCCATGATCAGACGAAGAGTTTTTGATAGTATCAAAGATAAATATGGTCAGGAACTCAAATATATTCCATCAGATAATAGTAGTAATTATGAAGTGACACAAAAAGAAAGAGACAATTCATATCATTACTTTCTGGAATACAAAAAAGATAATCGTTATCTTCCAGAAGACTTTTCTTTCTTTGAGAGAGCAAAGAGTGTTGGATACTCTGCTTGGTTAAATACTAATATTAGACTTGCACATGTGGGATCACACGTTTTTCAGGAAGGTTGAATAAATGGCATCTGGTGTTTTCGGTCTTCGCAAAGTTTATAAGAAGCAAGTTCAGAACGTAACTGATAATAACTTTGCGAGTTGGCCAGAAGGTGCTACTTATGGTTATTATGCTGGTGGTCGAACTCCATCAGACACTTGCACCATAACAAGATTAGATTTTTCTAGTGAAACACTGAGTGATCCTGGTAATAATTTACCAACAGCAAGATATGGTTTGGGAGCAACCTCAAATAGTTCTTATGGTTATTTTGGTGGTGGTCTCTTTTCTCCACTCACATACATCTGCCTCGTCACAAGACTTGATTTTTCCAATGAAACCGTAAGTAATCCAGGAAATAATTTACCAACATCAAGAGCATATTTAGGAGCAACCTCAAATAGTTCTTATGGTTATTTTGGTGGTGGTTTTACTCCATACACTGACATCATAACAAGACTTGAATTCGTGAATGGAACCGTAAGTAATCCAGGAAATAATTTACCCGCATCAAGAGGATTTTTATCAGCAACCTCAAGTGATTTTTATGGATATTATGCTGGTGGTAGAAATCCAACCAAAAGCGAAATATTTAGACTTGATTTCTCCAGTGAAACCGTAAGTGATACTGGTAATTTACCATCAGTAAGGAGTAGTTTTGCAGCATCCTCAAGTAATTCTTATGGTTACTTTGGTGGAGGTTTTACTCCAGCAGTCATTGACACCATAACAAGACTTGATTTTCCCAATGAAACCGTAAGTAATCCAGGAAATAATTTACCATCAGCAAGATATGCTCTAGCAGCACTCTCCGGTGGAGCATCAGTTGCTCGTGGAAATGGATATGGAACTTATGGTTACACCATAGGTGGATTTGGTCCTCCAGCTATATGCAATATAACAAGACAAGACTTTAGTTCAAATACTTTTAGTGATGTTGGAACTATACCATTATCTCTTTATGGTAATGACAGATCTGCATACAACAATGAGTATGGATACTTTGGTGGTGGGTATGCATCTTCACCTCCACCTGCAGCAAGAAGATCTTCAATATACAGACTTGATTTTTCAAACGAATCCGTAAGAACATTATCAAATACTTTACCAGAAATTGCAGATAAAATAGCACATACATCCACAAGAGAGGTAGGATATTTTGGTGGAGGATATTCATATCGATTCAGTCCACCAGTTCCTGCAACATGGCATTCGAAGATTTGTAAACTAGATTTTTCGAGTGAGAGTGTATCTACCTTACCCGCATCAGGCAGACTGAGTGCTCAAAAGGGAGGTAGTAGCGCAGCAAGAACACCACAATATGCGTTTTTTGGAGGTGGGTATAATCAAGTAGGACCAGCATCATATTCAAAAATTGATAGATTAGATTTTTCAACCGAAGTTGCTTCTGCTTATACCAATATGACCAGAGCAAATGTTTTTCATACTTCGATAGAAAATAATACTCATGGTTATTATTGGGGAGGAGGAAATGGTTTTAATGATGCTGATAAATTGCAATTTAGTAATGGCACAGTTACAAATCTACCAGGCATTGTTGGATCAAATCCTTATTATTATTATCAGAACTCTCAAACTGATTCGTATTATGGATACTTTTTGGGTGGCGGTTTCCAACCATATCCATTCGCAGGAAGTTTTGGAGAAACTTTAGTTCGCCGTTTAGATTTTTCTAGTGATACTGTGGCACTCTTACCACCAAATATTCCAAGAAAAGCAGGTTCGTCAGCATCAATGTCAAACAAATATTAACATATGAAACAATTTTATTTTATGTCTGGTCTTCCAAGATCAGGTTCGACTTTATTAACTGCACTACTCAATCAAAATCCAGAGATACATGCATCCACTAACTCACCGTTATTGGATACAATACATTATACGGAAGAGTATCTACTAAAAGACTCAGAGCAATATAAGGCACACCCAAATCCAGAAGGGGCACATAAGGTTCTGTCATCTATCCCAGAGAACTACTACTGCAACACCCCACAGAATATTATTGTGGATAAGTCAAGGGGGTGGGCAAATCAGATAGAATGCATACAAGATTATATTACAAAAGAACCAAAGATCATTTGCCCTGTCAGAGACATCCATGACATTATAACTTCATTTTTGTGTCTAATTCAAAAGTCAAATACGAGATCTTTTGTTGATGAGAATTTGATTGGGAATGGTATTACTGTATCAAATGATAATCGTGCTGACTTTTTAATGTCATCGCAAGGCAGTATTGGAATGTACTATCATACACTTTCAGAAGCATTTAGGAAAGGATATGATAAGTATCTTTTATTGGTTGACTATGATGATCTGGTAAGAGATCCCCAACAACAACTGAATCGTATCTATGATTTCTTAGAACAACCAAGATTCATTCACACTTTTGATAAGGTAAAACCAAAACAAGAAGAGAATGATAGTGTCTATGGTTTAGAGAATATGCACACGGTTAGGAGTAGTGTGGAAAAGATACACCGAGATAATACAAAGTTCTTGAGTGAGTATGTGCTGAATAAATACAAACACATGGAGTTCTGGAAAAAGAGAACTCAGAGTTATTCTATCTTTGGTCTCTGATGGCAGTATTTTCTCTTCAAGAAGTCAAGAAACTTCAGGTTCAGAATGTAATAGATGATAACTTTGCCAGTTGGCCAGAAAGTGCGAATTATGGATATTGTGGTACTGGTTACGGACCTGTAGTTGTTACTAATTCATCTATATTTAGATTAGACCTTTTAAATGGAACTGTAAGTAATCCTGGCAGTGGTCTTCCAACAGGCGGAACTAAACTGGCATCAGTTTCATCTGCACAATATGGGTATCTTACTGGAGGAAATTTTAATGCTGGATCATATAGTGTTAACATATTCAGGTATGATGTTAGTTCTGAGGTAGTAAGTGATACAGGTAATGATTTACCTGTTGGAGTTGTAGGTCATAAAGGAACGGAAAGTGAGTCTTACGGTTATTTTGGAGGTGGACAATCATATCCACCCATTACAGTATTCTCTACAATATTAAGACTTGATTTTGCAAGTGGATCTGTAAGTTCTCCTGGAAAAAATATGCCAGCAGTTACCTACAACCATGCAACGATTAAAAATAATAAATATGGATACTTTTTGGGAGGTCAATACATTAATGCTGGATTCTCTTATGGAAGATGTTTGATATCAAGACTTGATTTTTCTAGTGAAACTTTAAATCTTCCTGGAACTAATATACCCATTCTATTGTGGGATCAGACAGCAACACAAAGTCTGTCTCACGGTTATCTTCTTGGTGGTAGAACTCCTGCATCTACTGACACTATAAGAAAACTTGATTTTGATAGTGAATCAATAAGCACTATATCAAGCACTTTACCAGCTACCCGTGCCAGAAGTAGTGAAGGAGTTGAAAATAGCATATATGGTTATATGTGTGGTGCTGGAGAGCCGACTTATATTTGTACAATAACAAGACTGGATTTTACTACCGAATCTGTAAGTGATCCTGGCATTGGTCTTCCAGCATCTATTAGAGATGCTATAGGATTCTCCGGTGGAGCATCAGTTGCTCGTGGAAATGGATATAAGACTTATGGATATTATGGTGGCGGATATAAACCACCTGTTTCTTATGAAAGTAGAATAGAAAGGATAGAATTTTCTACAGAAACAGATTCTATAATGCCAAGTCGATTAATATATCAACACTCTTTGTGTAATACTGTCAGTAGCAACAACCATGGATATTTTGTCGGAGGATTTGTTCCAAATCCAACACACCCAAATGCAACTAGCAAAGTTCAAAGATTCGACTTTATATCTGAAATTGTATCTGAGATACCTTCACAAGCTCCATATGAAATATCATCTTCTGGAACGTTATCTAATGCTCAATATGGATATATTGGTGGTGGATTGAAAGGATCCCCCTCAGGGGGATTTTGGACTTGTAATGTAGTTCGTTTAGATTTTTCTTCAGATTCAATGTCTCAACCATCTTCTAATTTGACGGAATCCAGATCAGTTCTCAATGGTGTATCAGATCTAAGAAACAATTTGGGATATTTTGGTGGTGGATATACCTCATGTAGAGTTTGTCGTATTGATTTATCATCAGAAACAATAACACAAAACCCCAGTCCTCTAGATAAAGACATGTCTCAGTCCAGATCTTACCAGAGTGGTGATTATGGATATTGGGCAGGAGGAAAATATACTCCCAATCAACCACCACCAGGTGCTCGTGCATCGGGATCAACTAGAAAAGTACAATTTTCAACAGGAACTACACAAGTCGGTAGTCCTATGTGGACTGGTAGATACGCTGGAGGAGTATCACAAGACAATTATTATGCATGGTATGCTGCTGGTACGGCTCCCGGTTTTGGGGTTCGCACATCAAATGTTCAAAGAGTTGAGTTAAGTACGGAAACATATTCAAACCCAGGAAATCCTTTAGCAATTAACAGAGATACTACGATTGGTGGACTATCAAACTAACACTAAATAAATCACATACTTCATAATGATATGATATCTGGAGCAACTGAAAGTTCATTTTATTATCTTGCCCAACATTATAAATTTCCTGATAATGTTGATGTAAAGAGAACGACACAAGAAATAGTAGAGTCAAATAAAAAATTTAGAATTATCTGGGCACACGACAATTGTGATCAGGCAGCACACTATAATCTACCACAACATCTTGATAAGGTGAGTGCGATTGTCTGTGTCTCTAACTGGGAAAAGGAACAATATGTAAAATTTAATAGAGCACCTGCCGAAAAAATTGTTGTTATTCCAAATGGTGTTGCCAAAGAGTTTAAACCAAATGGCAAGAAATCAAAGACTGCTATTTTCTTTTCGGCACCACACAAAGGAGTGACTGCTCTACCTAAGGTGTGGAAACAAATTATTAAGAATCATCCCGATGCAAAGTTAAAAGTTTTTTCATCATATGATCTTTATGGTCAGGATCATGTAGAGAGAAATAAGATACCAGAATACATTGAGGCAATAGAAGAACTCAAAAATCTTCAGGGTGTAGAGTATTCTAAATGCATTGACCGAGAAGAACTTCTACCACACATACAGGATGCCGCATTTTTTATGCACCCAAATCTGTGGGAGGAAACTTTCTGTGTCTCTATGGTAGAGGCAATGGCATGTGGATGTTATCCGATTGTAAGTGACATTGGAGCACTGAGAGAAGTCTCATTCAATCGTGGCAAGTATGTTCCGATGCTTGGTGAAAATACAACAGAGGGTTGGAAACCATCACCAAAGTTTATCAATGAGTTTGCACAAGAGGTTTCAAGGTGCTTTGATTTCTTTGACAAGCAACCAGAAACTTTCTATGCTGCCACGAATGATCTATCAAAGATTACTAGAGATGTATACTCTTGGAGAAAGATATCAGAATACTGGAAAACAATGATTGAAATCATTCAATGTGATGATGATTGGATTTATAATCAAGTGTATGAATCCAATGAATATGAAATAGAATCTTTTGGCGACGATGATATTGTGATTGATATTGGTTCACATAAAGGATTTTTTGCAAAACTTTGTATGGATAAAGGTTGTAAACAGATTCATTGTTTTGAACCCGAACCAGAAAATTTTAGCCAATTGGTAGAAAACTTAAAAGATTACAAATATTTCCAAGCATATAATCTTGCAGTCTCCGATAGGTCAGGAAAAAGAATACTACATAGAGTTCTTGGGCACAATACAGGATTACATTCTTTTTATAGTGAAGGACCAGGAATTGAATCTAATACAGTTAGTTTAGATGACATCTTAGATCATATTAAAAAAGTATCATTACTTAAAATTGATGCAGAAGGTGCGGAATATGAAATTATAATGAATTCAAAAAAACTGAACAAGATAAAAAATATTGTGGGTGAATATCATGATAATTATACGGATAAAAAATCAAAAGATCTTTTTGAATTTTTGGAAAAAAATAATTTTACAATTACAAAAATAAAAAAAAGTAATCAAATGTCAGGATTGTTCTTCGCAAAGAATAATAAATAGAAACAACACGATTAAAAATTTTGGATCAGTATGTCTAACAATTATGAAGCAATTGCTTTGGCAACATCTAAAGAAGTTTTAGATGACAATAACGACTTTATGCTGAAAGTGCTGTCGGAGGCAACTCGTTGGCAGGAAAGTGAAACAGAATTAGCACAAGGTCGTTCTAATTTTCAGATTGAGAAGTTTATTGTTCACGATAATTTCACGATTCCTTCGGCATTTAAGGCAGCAATCATTAACCGCAAGAGCGTTGCCGAAGGTCTTCTGTCTAGAGTGATTGAGGCAAAGCAGGCAGCACGAGAGTTTCATTATAAGTGGGATGGTAAGGATAAGACACAACCAATCTGGTGGAAAAATCGTGAGGGTGGTGAGTCTTTGTGCTGGTATGATATTGATGAGTTTCACTTCCACCGTATGCTGGAAGGATTGAATAGTGGATTTAAGGCATCGGTAGAAGAACTTGAGTTCTTTGATAAAGTAATCAGCAGACTTGTAGAACTGAATGGTGGCAAACTGATTACGAAAGAGCAGTATGATGCAGACCAACCAGAGTATTGGCAGAGAAGACTTTCTAACCAGTCTCTTGACGATCTTCTTGCCGCAAGAACTGGTGTCAATGCTGGCAACATTCGTTCAATGAGAAGAGCAAGTGCTCCTACGGTTCTTGAAGATGATGTGAATAGAACTAAGGGAACATTTGGAGATGCAACTAATCCAATGGAGTTCTTAAATGCACTTCAGCAGAATGTTGCGGCAGGTATTGAAGAGATCACCAGAGCAGATCAGAATATGCTTCGTGGTATTGAAGAACCAGAAAGAAAAGAACTTACTTCTACATCATTATTCAACCAAGACCTTAAGCAAGGGTAATAACTAATGGCAATTGTCGGAGACGTATTCGGATTAAATGCCGTTTATGATAGACAAGTAGAAAACGTAGAGAATAATAACCTTGAGAATTGGCCAGAAGGTTCTACTTATGGTTATTATGTTGGTGGAACTTCACCCACAATTGCCACCATAGCAAGACTTGATTTCTTCAATGAAACCGCAAGTAATCCAGGAAATAATTACCCATTCCCAGTAAGGGGTGCAGCAGCAACCTCAAACAATTCTTATGCGTATATTGCTGGTGGTCTATCTGCTGTATATGGATGCTTAGTCAGAAGACTTGATTTCTCCAACGAAACCGTAAGTGCTCCAGGTAAAGATTTACCATCATCAAGAGGATATATAGCAGCAACCTCAAGTGATCCTTATGGTTATTATGCTGGTGGTGGTTTTTCTCCTCCACAAATATACTTTAACACCATAACAAGACTTGATTTCTCCAATGAAACTATAAGTAATCCAGGTAAAAATTTACCAGATGCAATAGATAATCTAGCAGCAACCTCAAGTAATTCTTATGGTTATTATGCTGGTGGTTTTAATTTTCCTCCACCAACATACTTTAACACCATAACAAGACTTGATTTTACGAATGAAACCGTAAGTAGTCCAGGAAATAATTTTCTAACGGCAAGAACTGGTTCAGAAGGAACCTCAAGCAATTTTTATGGTTACTTTGGTGGTGGAGTTTCTCCATTACCCACAATTAACACCATAACAAGACTCGATTTCTCCAATGAAACCGTAAGTGATCCAGGAAATAATTTTCTAACGGCAAGAAAAAATTCAGCAGCAACCTCAAGCAATTCTTATGGTTACTTTGGTGGTGGTCGAACTCCATCCCCATACCTCAGCACCATAACAAGACTTGATTTTACGAATGAAACCGTAAGTGATCCAGGAAATGATTTACCATTTGCAAAAGAACATACAACAGCAGTCTCTGGTGGAGTATCACTTGCTCGTGGAAAAGGATATAAGACTTATGGTTATTTTGGTGGTGGATTAAATCCAGGCACTTGCACCATAACAAGACTTGATTTTACGAATGAAACCGTAAGTAGTCCAGGAAATAATTTACCAACGCTAATATATATTTTAGCAGCAACCTCAAGCAATTTTTATGGGTATTTTGCTGGTGGTTATTATCCAGCAAGCTTTTTTTGCGACATAACAAGACTTGATTTTTCCAATGAAACCGTAAGTAGTCCAGGAAATAATTTACCAACATCAAGAGGATTTTTAGAAGCAACCTCAAGCAATTCTTATGGTTATTATGCTGGTGGATATAATTTTCCTCCAACAATAATCCTTAACACCATAACAAGACTTGATTTCTCCAATGAAACCGTAAGTGATCCAGGAAATAATTTTCTAACGGAAAGAAGAGGTTTAAAAGCAACCCAAAGTGGTTCATATTGTTATTTTGGTGGTGGATATGATGGCACAAATTTCATCAACACCATAACAAGACTTGATTTCACGAATGAAACCGTAAGTGATCCAGGAAATGATTTACTAACAGCAAGAGGATCTTTTGCACCAGCCTCAAATAATTCTTATGGTTATTATGCTGGTGGTTTTAAATTTCCTCCACCAACAAGCTTCAATACTATAACAAGACTTGATTTTGCGAATGAAACCGTAAGTAATCCAGGAAATAATTTACCAGAATCAGTACATGAATCGACAGGAACCTCAAGTGCTTTTTATGGTTACTTTGGTGGTGGTATTACTCCAACACTTACTCCAACAAGCATTTGCACCATCAGAAGACTTGATTTCTCCAATGAAACTATAAGTGCTCCAGGAAATGATTTACCAACGACAAACACTGTTGCGGCGGCAGTCTCAAACTCAAACTAAATAAATCACATATAACATTTTAATATGAATGATATTCTTGCCAATGTTTTGATTCAACCCAAAGTTGTAACTGGTGACGGATTGAAACTTTTAACTGACCATATGAGAACTGCCCACAAAGAACCAATGGGAGTTTTTGATGCGGAGAAAAGTGATCAAGCCAGAGAAAGACATTCCAAAATTGATAAGAATGTAAGGAATGTTGAGTGTGCAGATTTTGGCAACATTCTCCCTCAGATTGAAGAATTGATGAAAAATATTGTTGATCATGTCATCAATCCATTTTATGGATTTAAGATTAGGGATTGTGAACCACCACAACTTCTTTGTTATTCTCCTGGCGGTCACTATAAACCTCATAATGATGGAGAAGGTCTGTGGACGAATCCAGACGGAACACAGATGTGGAAGAAGACAATTGATAGAGATCTGTCAATGGTTCTCTTCTTGAATGATGACTTTGAGGGTGGATACTTTTCATTCCCAGACTTAAGAATCAAGATTAAACCAGAACCAGGATTACTTGTATGCTTCCCGTCGTCAAGATGGTATACACATACTGTAGAACCAGTCACTTCTGGAAATCGTTATGCAATGGTGACTTGGATGAGAGTTCAAGGATTTAAGACAAAAGAAGAGGTTGATAAAGAAATTGCCGATAAATATGGTATAGAAGTTTATTAGGAATATGACTCAATTACTTAAGCATTACTATCTAAATCGTGATAATGGGCAATGGGCAACTAATACTCGGTTTGGATTGATGATGCCTAAAATTGAGCACCTTGATGTTCAGTATAGGTTAGAAGATGAAAATGATATTCCCTTTATGCTGTCCCATGTTCCCGATACGACAGAGCATAATGTTACCGTAGGTTCTGATGATCTAACTGTCTATCAAAACAATTCAAACATTGCAATCACCAGCACAACGGAAAGGCAAGAGGATCAACGGATATTTGATCCTGAAAATCCTGGTGCAGAACCAACTACACAAACAGTTACGGTATATGATCTAACATATACTCAACCTTATGTGGTTACAGAGTCTGTTGGATTAACAACCTTATCTCAGGCACAATGGGATTCAGAGATCTCTGCATATGATACCAGACAACAGAATAAAAGATATGATGTTCTTAGAGTTAATCGTGACAAGATGCTTGAGCACACTGACTGGATGGTGATCAAGTCAAAAGAAACTGGAACTAACTTAACAACAGCATTCAAAACTTGGAGACAAGAACTCAGAGAACTTCCAAATAGTGTAGGATTTCCAACTGCATATCCCACTCTTCCAAGTTCACTAGAAAGTGATTCTCAATTACAAGAACTCACAAGTAACTTTAATGAGGTAAGATCTTTTCAAATGATTAATGATCCTCTACCACCACTTCCAGAACCTGAATTACCTGGTGAGTAAATCAAAGCACTTTTGATTACGGTCGTATGCATAATCAGCATACTGACCGTTTTTTCTTACAAAGTGAAGAAACAATTGCATAAACCTATCGTTCTCATGAGTTCTTAATGGTGACCTCCAATGAGGCACAATAGTTCCAAGATATGCAACACCATCACCAACAGGTGTTACAACCTCTCTACGCTGCCCTGTAAGGTCTTTGAGTTTAATTGGCCAATGTGCATCACCAGAGATGTTCATCGTCACTGAGACCTCACAGGAGGGTCTATCCGTGTGACAATTCATCCATCCTTTATTGTGATATGTTGTTGTAAACCAATAAGTGGGAATGAGTTCTTCTCCAAGTGCTTCTTCTAAGATTGGTTGAATTCTTTTCATTACAAAAGTAGAAGAGGGTGGAGCATAACAAGTCATTACATTTCCTCTTTCAGGGTCATAATGAGTCTTAAGACCACCAAGATCTCTGACTGCACCCATTAGATTTTGATACTTGATTTGTATTGCTTCTTCTTTAGTAATAATGTTGGGAATATAATGCCAACCTTTTTTAGCAAATGAACTCATAGCATTCTTTATATAATTACTATGTATCTTTAACCGGGACAAACCTAGTCTACTCACGATTTGGTATTTTGTCAAGATGTGGTATAATACATAATAAAAAATACAACTCATATGAATTTCACAGTATACTCAAAAGACAACTGCCCATACTGCTATAAAGTCAAACAGGTATT